AATTTCTAAGGAGCGAAGATGACGACAACAACCCTGAGTATGCTCACGCTGGACAGCGTGGTGCTGAACAATGAATTGGTAGCAGAAGGCCACAAGCGTGGCGTTACATTGTCTAAAGCAGACCTAAGGACACCCCGAGCCAAGTTCGATGAACTGTTTGTAAAACTTTCCACGCTCAAGCCCATGTGGAAGTTTCAGATATACGACCTTACTTACGACCACAAGACCATTGAGGGTGTCAAGATACTTTGCCAAGGCGAGGTGTTGGGTATCGTCAAGTGGGGCTGGTTTCGCAACGAGTATGGGTTCATGGTTGGCAATGAGCGAATCAGCGCGTCAAAACAGCGCAGGAGTGTGTACTGCACTCACGACATGGCAAAAGCCCTGGCGGCGATCAAGAAACACTTTGCCCCAAAGAACATCAATGAGCGGTTTGGCAAGGCGCAAGAAGAGGCACTCAACCTGTTGAACCGACAGGGACGGGATAAAGAACACAAGGCCCGTCAACTCCACGCATCACTGCGCGATCTTGCGTTTGTCTTTGCTACCAATGTTAGGGAGCAGTTTGTTGGATTCTTGGAGCAGTTAGGGAAGCAGCACCTACTACCTGAGTTTGAGCAGCGTACTGCCGAGATGCTCACGCTGGAGCGTGCAAGGAAGGCGTTTGATTCTCAGGACTGTGCGATTGTGTTGCGCGTAGATGCACAGTACATTGTCAAAGTACGTGACAAGGTTGAGATTTTTGATGATACTACGCTCCCCGCGTGGATGAGAGGCAAGCTCGGCATGCTCAAGTTGGTAGAGGACGAGAACGTCATCTCAGACGTAGGGTGTAGAGTGAACCCTGAATGTTTTGTTTTGTTGTTAGATGCAGAGACACAAGGAGAAGGCAAATGAACGAACTGAACGCAAAGAGAACTGACCCGTGGATACCGATTGGGCATCCTGACTTCGTGTGGACATCAGGTGCTGATGTGCAGGCCACATGGCGTAAGTACGGGTGGACCCCGCCGAGCGAGAAGCGGCCCCCTGTTGCGGTGGAGAACAGAGAGCCTGAGTGGGTGACGATGCGGAGGGTGAAATGACCGAAGAACAACGCTGGCCCGAGCCTGCCTATCTGACCAAAGATCATGCCATCAACATGACGCTGCGGGATTACTTTGCTGCAAAGGTGATGCAGAGCATCATTGCGATGGAGGGCGCACATCCAGCTACGGCTGCCGGGATTGCGTATACCTGCGCCGACGCAATGCTCAAGGAGAGGGGAAAGAAATGACCAAGCCCCACAGTGAGGCCAAAAAACAATACTGGGAACTCCCGGTAGAGGAATTGCCTGATTACATTGTTGAGAGTTGGGCCACTGACGATGAGCTAGACGTTGGTGACGCTCTGCATCGGTACTACGAGGAGACCCGTTGTCCGAGAGAGTGGACAGAAATCAATGCGCTCACCATAGACCTATGGAACAGAATGTTCCAAGAAAATATTGAGCCCGACTCACCGGCGTATGGCGTGATTGTCAGCGGGATTGCTGCTTCGGCTGGCGCTGTGTGGCATACGGTGGCCGATGCGTTTGGGCTGGATGCCGGAACCGTTGAGACGGTGCTCGATGATTGGTACGAAGTTGAGCCGGGTGAGCCAGTCCCGCCACCGATTACATGGGGTGAGTTCATGCGGCGGTACAGAAAAGAAGAGGCCGAGTGGGCTGCTCTTCAGGCGGAGTGGGCGGCCCGCAAGGAGAAGTCATGAGCAAGTCACGCACTGATGCGAAGCGCATTACTGTGCCAGTGACAAAGGACATCGACCTGATCCGCGAGCGCATCAAACGCGACACCGGCATCGACATGACCTACGTGCAGATTTTTAATTTCCTGATCCACTTCTACGTCCAGCGTGCGAGTGAACCTAAGAGCAGATGGAGGGCTTTGGAATGAAAGATGACGACGACACCCTGTGCTACCGCTCAGAGCTTGAGGCGGCGGTGAAGGCCGAGCGCGAGGCAACTGCCAAACGCTGCGCTGAGATCGCCGACGAAGCCGAGCCGTACCAAGCAGCCGATCTCATCCGCAAGGCGTTCGGGGTGGACAAATGAACATTGGGCCAGACGGCGCTGAGATTGACTTCGCAAAAGACTTTGAGGTCTACGGCGAGTGGATCAAATTCACAGACGGTGAAGGCTCAACAGTGAAGATCACGCCGAGTGTGGTTGCAGCCCTCATGGTTTTTGCAGTCAATCACGTTAACAATTTTGAAGAAGGAGCATGGGAGTGAAGTGCCCACTGTGCGGAGCCCCAAGTGATGTCAAATCAACCAAGTACATCGACGGCGTACCCATCAGACGCCGACACTGTTACAACGAACACAGCTTCAACACCAAAGAAGTTGCGACAACCACGCCAAAGCCAAAACGTGGACTACGCAAGAGCGTGGCCGTTCACGAGAGTGGACCCAAGGCTGCTTGAACGTGCGCATAGGCAAGCGACAAAACCCCAACCCCAACCTTTTGAGGAGGCACCATTTTGACTACAGGAATCGAAGAACTCAAACCGATCAAGAAACGCAAGGGGCGCGGACCCGGTAAGAAACCCGCGCTCTTTTGCACGAGCTTGCGTCTACCGAAGGATGTGATGGAGTACTTCAACACACACTTCGCCACGACAAAGCAGGCCAAGATGAGAGAAATCCTTACCGACTACGTCAACAGCCAAACACAGGAGAAATGAGCATGGCTAAGAAATCACTCGCAGCAAAAATTCGCGCACACATCACAAAGCACCCAGGCGACATAGCCTCTGAGGTAGCAAACAAGTTCAACACCAGCATTAAGTACGTCTACGTCCTTAAATCGCAGATGAATAAAGCGAAGCGGGATGCTGAGCAAAAAGAGCTTGCCTACCAAGCAGGCAAAGGGCGTGACCGAGCCGCATGGCAAACCATCGCGGTGGTGTCTTCATCCGAGCCACTGCCACTACCTATCACAACGGAAGAACCCGCAGCCGACCCGGTCAATCATCCAGCGCACTACAAGGTCGGTGGCATCGAGACCATCGACTTCATTGAGGCCAAGGCGCTTGGATATCACTTGGGCAACGTGGTCAAGTACATCACTCGTGCCGATCACAAGAGCAACCGCAAGCAGGACTTGGAGAAGGCCCGTTGGTATCTTGACCGAGCGATTGAACGCGCCTAACATTGTTAGGTAGTTTCCCTAAGCCGCCTCCGGGCGGCTTTTTTGCGTCTGGCCCTTGACAAAGTAAAAGAGCCTGCTACACTGACCCTCCTGAAATCAACTGGAGCGTTAGATGGCATTCGGCAATAACCCAGCAACGGTGGACAGCAACCACCACGGTCATTTGGACTGCCCCTGCGGGGGTGGTGGCAACTTGCACCAAGGCAACGTCACGATCTTCATGCGTAAAGAAGACGGACGCACCACCACCGTCATTGCACAGGACGGCACCACCGCTCAAACCTGTGACTTCCCGAGCGAAGATACTTGCAACCCCAGCCCCCGCCGCAGTGGCATGCTCATCGAGTTTGATTGTGAGCAGTGCCCAGAAAATAAGCTCCAGTTGGCGATCTTTCAGCACAAGGGCGATACCTTTGTGGAGTGGGTCTGATGGCTACGACCCCCGAGGCAAAGGTCAAAGCCAAGATCAAGGCTTTGCTCAAACAGTACAACGTGTATTACGCTATGCCCATCGGCACGGGCTACGGCAACGCAGGCGTGCCCGACTTCCTCTGCTGCGCAAACGGAACGTTCTTGGCAATCGAAGCCAAGGCAGGCAAGGGCACAACCACTGCCCTGCAAGAGAAGAACCTCGCCCAGATCAGGCAGTGCATGGGCGTTGCGCTTGTGGTGAGGGAGACCGACCTAACAATGTTAGGTGAGGTGCTAAAAAATCTGACGGGGTCGAGCACGCTCACGCTCCCGGGCAACACGAACAACACCATCACCGCAAGCAGCCAATGAAAATCCTCACCATTGACTTTGAGACGTACTACTCCCAGTCTTTCAGCCTGAGCAAGATCACGACCGAAGAGTACGTGCGCGACCCTCAGTTTGAGGTGATCGGCGTATCGGTGCAGGAAGATGGTGGAGAGCCCGTCTGGTTCAGCGGGGACGCCCAAAGCACATACCAGTTCCTTCGCTCCTATGAGTGGGAGAAGTGTCTGGCGCTAGCCCACAACGCGCCTTTTGATGGTGCGATTTTGACGTGGAAGTTTGGCATCAAACCCAAAGGTTGGCTCGATACGCTGTCGATGGGCCGAGCACTTCACGGCACTGACGTTGGTGGAAGCCTTGCGGCACTTACTCACTACTATGACCTGGGGGAAAAAGGTACAGAGGTGGTCAACGCGATTGGGTTGCGCCGCGCTGACTTTCCCGCCGACCAGCTTGCCCGCTACGGCGAGTACTGCAAGAACGATGTGGCGCTTACCTACAAGCTATTCCAAACTATGGCCAGCAACTTCCCGCCGGAGGAACTGCGCCTAATTGATCTGACGGTTCGGATGTTCAGTGACCCAGCCTTGCAGTTGGATAGAGCCGCGCTGACGAGTCACTTGGCTTCGGTGCGGGAGGCCAAGGGAAAACTCATGGGCAACGTCGAGGGCACCAGCAAAGACGACATCATGAGCAACCCCAAGTTCGCCAGACTGCTGTTGGCCTGCGGTATCGAGCCCCCCAAGAAGATCAGCCCGATCACGGGCAAAGAGGCGTATGCTTTTTCTAAAACCGACGAGGCGTTCACGGCGCTGCTTGAACACGAGGATGTACGAGTGCAGGCGTTAGTTGCCACTCGGCTGGGGGTCAAGTCCACCATCGAGGAGACCCGCACCGAGCGGTTCCTTGGGATTGCCGAGCGGGGAACATTACCGGTGCCCCTGCGGTATTACGCCGCCCACACCGGGCGCTGGGGTGGGGATGGCAGCCTCAACCTGCAAAACCTGCCGCGTAGCTCTCCCCTGAAAAAGGCCATCATCCCGCCCAATGGTTACGTTTTCCTAGACTCTGACTCATCTCAAATCGAAGCCCGTACGTTAGCATGGGTAGCGGGGCAGGATGACTTGGTCGATGCGTTTGAGCGTGGCGAAGACGTGTACAAAATAATGGCGTCTGCAATCTATGGCAGGGACGTAAACGCGATTACAAAAAACGAACGCTTTGTGGGCAAGACCACTATTCTTGGCGCAGGCTACGGCATGGGGGCCAAGAAGTTCCAGACCCAACTCAAGAACTTTGGGGTCAGCGTGGAGTTGGACGAGACCAAGCGGATCATCGACACGTACCGCCGCACCTACCCACGCATCCCGCTGCTCTGGCAAGAAGCTCATGGCATCCTTGGGGCCATCCTCGGTGACCAGTACGCCGAGTTTGGCCGAGGCGGTCTGCTCAAGGTCGAGGGGAAAAAGGGCATCAAGCTGCCCAACGGGTTGTATCTGCGCTACCCCAACCTGCGGTTCACTGAGACGGAGCAAGACGGCAGACTCAAGGCCGAGTACGTCTACGACACCAAGCGCGGCAAACAGACAGTGCCAAACCGCATCTACGGTGGTAAAGTCATCGAGAACGTGTGCCAAGCTCTGGCGCGGATTGTCATCGGCACCCAGATGCTGATGGTTGCCAAAAAGTACCGAGTAGTGATAACCGTGCATGACGCCATCGGCTGCATCGTGCCTGAGGCAGAGGCTGAGACGGCCAAAGAGTACGTCGAGTTGTGTATGCGCCTGCGCCCAACGTGGGCACCTGAGCTTCCACTGAACTGTGAGGCAGGGTACGGGGGGAGTTATGGCGATTGTTGACTCTCGCCGGGGTAAGGTACTCAAAGGGAAGACGCTCCCTTACGGTACGTTTACCATGAGCGAAGAAGACAGTGTGGTCAGGCACGCCTATTACTACTACGGCTACCGCCGCGATGAAGACATGCCCCCACTGCCACACATTGAGCCTGATGATCAGGTAGTGGAC